ACTGGGTGTCGTCCTTAAAGACGCCGTCCAGCAGTTTGGTCACGAAGGTCCGGACCTCGTAGCAGATGCCCGCGCGATTGCTGCCAGCTGTGGTTATCACCCAGAGCAGCGAGTTGTCGCGCTTGCCAGTCCCGGTCTCGACCACGTCGTAGACGGTGCGGGTCTTGTGCGCATGCAACTCGTCCACGCATCCGAAGTGAATGTTCAACCCGTCCAGGGTCGAGCCCTCTGCCGAGAGCGCCTCGAACTTGGATCCTGAGGCCAGCACATGCATGTTGTGGGCGCCGACCTCCACCGAAAACCTGCGCCGAAAGCCGGGGCTGCGCTTGGCCATGGTCTGAGCGTCGCCAAAGACAATCCGTGCCTGATCTCGTGTCGTAGCCAGCGAATAAACCTCGGCGCCGCCTTCACGGTCGGCAGCCAGCATGTAGAGGGCCACGGCCGATGACAAAGTCGACTTGGCGTTACCCCGCGGCACCTCAATGTAGGAGCGCCGGAACCGGCGTGTCCCATTGGGTTTGACCCATCCGAAGACCGTTGTCAGGATGAAGGCCTGCCAGGGCTCCAAGTGAATCGGCTCGCCAGCCAACGGCCCCTTTACATGGGGCAGCCGCTCAATCAACGCGCACAGGTTGTCGGCTGGCTGGAAGCTCCTGCCGTCCTTGTCCGTGAGCTTGGGGTTGAACAGGTAGGGGCTGGCCTTGCCTTTGAACTTGGCGAGGTCATCCAGTTGTCGCTGGCAGGCCCGCTGCACCCATTGGCAGGCCAAGATTTCTCCGGCCACCACCTGCTCGGCGTATTGCCTTGCGATCGTGGCTGGCTGTGACTGGGCATTCATGCAGCGGTCAATTCCGATCTTGTGTTGACATCAGCTACACATCCGGTTAGGATTCGTGTATCTGTTGTGTATTCATTTGGAGATGCCATGCGCGACGCCGCCATCAATTTGCGAGCCCTGCCTCAGCAACGCGACCTGATCGACCAGGCCGCGCACCTGCTTGGGAAAAACCGCTCTGACTTCATGCTGGAAGCTGCCTGCGACAAGGCTCAGTCGGTGCTCCTTGACCAGGTGTTTTTTAGCCTCGATGACGCCAAGTTCCGGGAGTTCACGGCCATGCTGGATGCGCCGGTACAACCTAACCCAGGACTTGAGCGCTTGCTGGCGGTCAAGGCCCCCTGGAAAGTTGGCGCATGAACTTGCGTGCCCCGGAGTCGTTGTCGCCCGATCACCAGGTCAGTTCATTCGCCTGCGGTGAATCGACGCTCGATGAATGGCTCAAGCGCCGCGCGCTGGGCAACCAAACCAGCGGTGCAAGCCGCACGTTCGTTGTCACGACCGATGAGCGCGAAGTCATGGGCTACTACGCATTAGCAGCGGGAGCCGTCGCGCACCAAGACGCAACACGGTCCATTCGTCAGAACATGCCCGATCCGGTGCCGGTGATGGTCCTTGCCCGCTTGGCGGTCGATACCCGGGCACAAGGAATGAAGTTGGGGGCAGCCTTGCTTCAGGATGCACTGCAGCGCTGTGTGCTGGTATCGCAAAACACAGGTGTGCGAGCCATGCTTGTGCATGCACTCAACGATCGTGCCCGCCAGTTTTACGAGCACTACGGTTTCAAGGCGTCACCCGCACACCCCATGACGCTGATGCTGCGCCTCAATCAATCATCGACCTGATCCTCAGCCAGCGATTTCTGCCCAGGGATCGTTCGTGTCGACCGACTCCTGTGGCATCTGAACCCGCGAGCGGGATGCGGGTGTGAACCCCATCTCCGACTCGTAGCCCTTCATCTCCGCAGCCAGGTCCCGAATCACATCCATCAGCGGCGATCGGCGCAAGATGCCGCTGGGCGTTTTGATGATCATGCCGGCCACACCGGCACGGTTGATCTTAGAAAGCGCCTCGCGGTACAGGCCAGCACAATTGGCCCAACGCTCCAGCACCGAGGCGTCCAGTGACGACAGCAACCCCGGCGGTGCGTTCTCCACCGCATAGATCCAGGCCTCCTTGGCAATATCGGACATGTACTCAGGTGGCTCACCCAACCGCCCGCCTGGACGGGGCTCGTGCGGATTGGTTCGGCACTTCTGAAGCGTGCCCTTGATCTTCTTGACCGCCACAGGCAACGGTTTACGGCCGGCCATGTGGCTCCAACTCTTCGGCTTGGACTACAAGCTGCGAAAGCTCAGACAAGTCCATTGCGCGCAGATCCTCCGCCTGGGCCGGAGACATGTCTTCCGGCCCCGCCGAGATCCACGACACTGCATCTAGCCTTTCGATCTCGGCCAAGTCTGCCTTGTAGGCCTGTTCAGCGATCAGTTCTGGCATTGGGTTGTCCAAAAAAAGTTTTTCAATTTGCACGCGCAAAAATTTGGGCAGGCGAGCGCATCGCCGCCACCCAACCGTAGAGATTCATCCCCCCCTTGGGGGCACACGCCGCCCGGCGCTCTCGCGCGCCGTCTTGCGGTTGTGACAGGACACGCACAGCGCCTGCAGGTTGCTGGTGAGGTACCGCGCGCCACCGTCCTTCACCGGCATCACGTGGTCCACGACACGCGCTGGCACCAGCCCGCCGCGCTCGCTGCACGCGCCGCATAAGGGGTGTTCACGCAGGAAGGCTGCGCGCACCAGACGCCACTGGCGGGATTGGTAGAAGCCGACATCGGCATCAAAGCCGCGCCGCGCGCGTCCGTAGTCGCGGTGAACGAGGGGCTGATGGGTCGGGCAGTAGCCTGGTTGTGCAAGCACCGCTGCACACCCCGGATATCGACATGGTGTCGGGGCGCGGCGAGGCATCGTAAGTCCCTACAGAAAGATGCGGAACACCCGCAGATTCGACTTGGCTTCCTTGGGGAACAGAGCGTTCATACGAACACCATCAACCACCCCGAAGGAGCATCAAATGACGACCACCCAACTCACCCCTGCGCAGCATGCAATTCTGGCGCACGCCCACAACCACACTGACGGCAAGATCACCTGGTTCCCTGAAAACATCAAAGGCGGGGCGCGCAAGAATGTGATCGACAGCCTGTTCAAGCGCGCCCTGATTACCTACGACGGCACCGACTGGTTCGTGGCGGCCGAGGGCTACGAAGCCCTGGGTGTGCCGCGCAAAGCGCCTGTCAGCGCCCAGGCACTCGACGAGGTGATCGAGGAAGCAAGCAAGGCCAAACCACGCACCCGCGACAACAGCAAGCAGGCTCTGGTGATCGCGATGCTCGAGCGTCCTGATGGCGCCACCATCGCGCAGATCTGCGAGGCCACCGGCTGGCAGCAGCACACGGTGCGCGGTACCTTTGCCGGGGCGTTCAAGAAAAAGCTCGGTCTCGACATCAACTCGACCAAGGAGGCAGGCGGCGAGCGGGTCTACCGGATTACGAGCTAGACGACCGGCGCCACGGCGTCCTCGAAGCGCGTGCCATCGGCACGCGTTGCTTCTTTCCCCGTCCACTCCTGCCAACGCCGAACGATCACGTCGACATACTTCGGATCGAGCTCAATCAGCCGCGCTCTTCGACCGGCTTTCTCGCAGGCAATCAGCGTGGAGCCCGAGCCGCCGAACGGATCGAGCACGAGGTCTCGGGTCTTACTGCTGTTCCGAATGGCGCGTTCCACCAGTTCCACCGGCTTCATGGTCGGATGCAGATCGTTCTTCTGCGGCTTCTTGACGTTCCAGACGTCACCCTGATCGCGCGCACCGCACCAGTAGTGATCGGTGCCGTCGCGCCAACCATACAAGATCGGCTCGTACTGCCTCTGGTAGTCGGCGCGGCCGAGGGTGAATGTATTCTTGGCCCAGATGATGAAGGTTGACCACTTACCGCCGGCAGAGCGAAACGCAGTTTGCAGAGTGTCGAGTTCGCTGGAGGACATGGCGATGTACACCGCCCCCTTGGTTCGAGTGAGGATATTGTCGCAGGCGTCGAACAGGAAGCTGCTAAATCCTTCGCCCAAGTTGTCATTCATGATGGGGCGGTTCTTGCCCCGCATCTTGTCCTTGGCTGTGTTGGCGTAGTTCACGTTGTAGGGTGGATCGGTAAAGGTCATGTCGACCAGTTCGTCGCCCAGCAGGGCCTTGAAGTCGTCGGACTTGGTAGCGTCTCCGCAGAGAAGCTTGTGATCACCCAGGGCCCAGATATCGCCGGGCTTGGAGATCGGGTTCTCAGGAACTTCGGGAACAGCATCGTCGTCCGTGAGGCCTGTGTTGTCGGCCCCGTCACCAGCGATCAGCGCCTCCCATTCGTCCTCCGAGAAGCCGGTCAGGCCCAGGTCGAAGCCCGCATCCCTAAGTTCTGCCAGCTCGATGCCGAGAAGTTCATCCTCCCACGATGCGTTCTCGCCGATCTTGTTGTCGGCAAGGATCAGGGCGCGGCGCTGGGTGTCCGTCAGATGCTCAAGGGGAACCACAGGCACCTCGGCCATACCGAGCTTGCGTGCAGCCAGCAACCGCCCGTGCCCAGCGATGACATTGTTCTGACTATCGACCAGGATCGGCGCCCCCCAGCCGAATTCCCGGATGCTCGCGGCAATTTGCGCTACCTGCGCATCCGAATGCTGTTTGGCATTCCGGGCGTAGGGGATCAGCGATTCAACTGCGCGGTAATCGATGTGAAGTGAATTCATGGCCTCTTAAATGCAAAAACCCGCGCCGGCAGAGTCGGTCGCGGGTTTCGGGAGGACGGGTCACGCGGTGCGGTTGCACCACTCAAGACGCTGTCCAGAAGATAGCGGAAATACTACGCCATCGAAGCCGATTTGTTGCAGCCCCGTTTCGGGGCGATCGAGACATTCAGGGCAAGGCGAGGACAACCAGCCAACGCATTACCCTAAATTGCTCAGGTTTTTGGATGGCATCGCGCACCCTGCAGAGCCGTTCAGCTGGACAGCGACCAACTCCAGAGCTCGCTGCCAGCGTCGCCACGCCGTTGTGCGGTCGCAGCCAAAGCGACGTGTGATCTCGCGCCAGCAATAGTTGTCGGCTCGCATCCAGATCAGATGCCGCTGCTCAACCTCAAGCCACTGCACCCAGTGCATTACTTCCAGCATTCGATCAACCTCTTTCGGGCTTGGTGGAAACGGGCGGTAGCCCGGGTCCTCTGCGCCAAGTACCTCCCATGGCTGGCGTACGATCTGCGGCCAGGTGTTGAAGTAGCCCTGAACACGAACAGGTGGCAGGCGACGCGCGGTAACGACTGCTTCGTGGAAACGCGCTGCGACGTCTTCGATCGTCCATAGGATGTCAGGTCGTGCCACTGGTCATCCCTCCCGATCCATAGAGTCGCTCGCCAATACGGCGGATGAGTTCGCGCTCGACAAAGTCCAATCGTGAATCCGAATCGCTGACCACCAGGATGTGCTCCTCTCGCCAGCCGCGCTGCTTCACCGCCTCGATGTCCATTCGTTCTGGCTGCATCCGCCCAAGCGGGGAACGGTAGGGGGGAATGGGCGTTCTCATGTCACACCGCCTGCAAGTCGTGAGTTGCAATCGCCCAGTGCAGGATCGCCAGCGCATCGGCTTCGTTATCGTCAACGGGTGAATGACCACGCGCCCGGATGGCCGCGATCATTTCCTCCTTGCCGGCGTTGCCCTTGCCTGTGGCGTGCTTCTTGATCGTGCCAACAGGAACGCCTTGGTACGGAATCTGGTGGTGCTCGCACCAGCTGGTGAGCGTGGCAAGGAAGCCGCCGTAGGCGTGCGCTGCATCGGTCGAGACATGCCGACGCACCTCCTCGAAATGAAGCGAGTCGATGCCATCTGCGTGCGCCTTCAGTTCGGTGAGCCAGCGCTTGAAGCGTAGAAAGCGCATCCCGCCGCCTTCGAAGCGCTGTGGGCGAAAGCTCTGGGTGCCGCTCACGACGGCCCCGTCTCGGGCTCGTAGTGCCCAACCGGTGGTGGTGCCCAGGTCGAGGGCAAGAATCGTTGAAGTCATGGTCACAGTCCCTTTCTTTGACGGGACTGACGGATCGGACGGGTTCTGTCGTAACTTCCCATGAGGCGCGCGCGTATGCGCGTATAGAGGGTTACGAGGAACTGCGTCAGATCCGTCAGTCCGATGTATTGACATAGGCTTTCAGTTGTCCGAGTACGGGGTGTGGCTGGGTACCGTCGGGTGCTTGAGACCCAATCCGCGAAACCCTCTCAACCCAGTTGTGTTGCGCCATTTCTCGATCCCGCGGGTGAGCAGGAGATCCGAGAAGCGCTTCTGCGAGCCGATGAATTCGCCTGCCGAGTCGGCCCATTGCTTCCAGTCGGTAAAGAGCTCGGCAGTGAGGGACTTCGCATTGGGTTCGCTAACGCAGCGCTCCTCCAACCAACGCCCGAGGGCATCCTCGGCCTCGAAGTACTCCTCGGTGGCATCGAGAACCTGCTTGGGTGGATCCAGCCTGCCAATGCGCTGCCACTCCAGGCATCCCTGAACCGCCCATGCGAGGATGCCGTCGCGCTCAGCCAGAAGTTTTTGTTGCAGGTGCTTGTCACGCTTCTCAGGCGGTACCGTGATCGTGAAAGGGATCAGGTGCAGGCGGCGCTTCATGGCCTCGTCGATATTGCGGATCGCCGGCTTGTGGTTGCCTGCCACAAAGAGCTTGAACTGCGGGAAAAACTCGAAGAAGTCCTGACGCATGAAGCGCGCGGCGATCTTGTCCCCCCCGGTCAAGTTCTTGACCTTGGACTCTGCCCAGCGACGGCCCTGTTCGGTTTCGATGGCTGCCACAAAGCGCGCGCCACGCAACCCGGCCATATCGGTGGGGTGCCGGTCTGTACGGGTCTCCATGAAGGTATCCATCGGCGCATTGGTCGCGTAATCCCCGAGGATCGTGGCCAATGTGTTCACGAACACCGACTTGCCGTTTGCACCGGTGCCGTAGAGGAAAAACAAGGCGTGCTCTCGGGTCGATCCAGTCAGCGCGTAGCCGACCATGCGCTGCAGGTAGGCCTGCAGTTCCTTGTCGCCACCCGTCACCTCATCGAGAAATTGCAGCCAGATCGGGCACTCACCGCCGGGGGTCGCCGTGGTGATCTTGGTCATCCTGTCGGCCCGGTCATGCGCACGCTTTCGTCCTGAGCGGAGGTCAGTCACGCCACCCGGCGTATTGAGCAGCCACGGATCGGCGTCCCACTCGTCGGTCGTCGCCGCATGCCTGCGGTCAGCCCGGGCCAGTCGCTCAACGCCGCTTACCGTACTGGCGCTTGCCAGTTTTGCTGCAACCTTTGGATTGGCGGCCTTCAC